TCAACAAGCAAGCATAGACGATTTTACAGAGCATTTATTTTTGAGACAGTACATTAGGTCGTTTATGTATCTTGTTGTGCAATCACAAAAATTATCTATATCTTTTTTCGATATCTTGAGAAAGGATCTGTTGGTCGAAAGCTTCCGAATAAGCTTTACTTCGTTTTTTATCTCTGTGAGTGAGCAGATGACAATATCTGTTTTGAATATCCCATATTTTATTAGTCTTGCTCCATAAAGTATATCGCTGTCAGAAAAGTCTTGTTTCTTGTATTTTCCACTTGCAAGTGGCCCTACTTCTATGCTTAGGCATAGTTCGCTTACCGATGCGCATATTTTATGCAGGCTGGCTAGCCGCTCTAAAAGCTTCTCTTGCTTCCAGGATTGCAACTGTCGCTCCGCCATTATTATCGCTGCGACTGCAACTGCTGGGCCTAAGAGTTGGACCGTATTTTGCGCACTGAATTCATAGGCTCCGATCATGTCGCATACGTAGTACAGAGCTAACCACAAAGCTAGAGCTATGTAGGGCTCTAATTTGTAATATGTCTCGGCAATATAGCGATTATATAAGCTTATGGTTTTAAAGGCTTTTGGGGCTGCCGAGTGCATGAGGATGTTACTCCTTTGGGGACCTATCTTTCAGTAGGCGTTGGCTAGGAATTGAAGTATTCCATAACTTTTCTGCTTTTGCTCCCGCGACTGAATCTGCTGAAGGCATCCAGCGTCCATAAACTCTCGCGATCATCGTCCAGTCAGTATGCCCCATCTGTTTGGCCACCCACATAGGATGCTCGCCGGCAGATAGCATCATCGACGCATAGGTGTGGCGCGTTTGATAAGGACGGCGGTACCGAACGCCTGCTTTCTTCATAGCGGGCACCCACATCGTTTTCCGGATCGGCCCGTCGCCCGTCCAGCGCTCAAGTGTGCGGGGGTTCTGGAACACCTCTGCATCAGCCAGAAAGGTGTGTGCCTTCTGCGCCTTCAGCGCCTCAATAGCAGGCCTCAGAAGCTTCACAGCTCTGCGTCCGGCCGCAGTCTTTGTCACCTCGGCTTGACCCTTTGCAGCTTGTGTCATAGCCCGGCTGACCATCACTTCCTCACGCAGCCAGTCGATATCCCCCCAGTCCAGCGCAACGAGTTCGCTCGTGCGCAAGCCCGTCCATAGCGCGAACATGCATCATGTTGCGTGCCTGGCCGTTGAGCGCCGCCAGCACGGCCTGCTGCTCTTCCGGACTGAACGGATCTACGTCATCCTCCTTGGCTGGAGCTTCCTTGCACGAATAGGTCCAGCCAGCCAGAGGATTCACCTCGATCAGTTCTTCCTCTGCAGCGTCGTTCAGCGCCGATCTGAGGCAGCTTTGTATATTGCTCAGCGTTTTGTTGCTGACTTCCAAGGTGCTCAGCCAGTCGCGCACGTCTTTCCGTTTCAGCTCGACCACCATGTGCTCGCCCAAGGCCGGCACCAGGCGCAGTTCCACGAGCTTGCGATAGCCGTCGAACGTGCTGCTCGATACGTGCCGCTTCTTTCCGTCCAGCCAGCGAGTCAGGAAGCCTGCTACCGTTTCCCGGTTCGCCTCGGGCGCAAACTTCGCTGCCCTGGGTGAGCCAGGAAACGTTACCGAATAATCGAACCCACCAATCGATATTGCATGCTCGATCGCCGCCTTGTGCTGCTCGGCCTTCTTCAGATTAGTGGGGGAGGGCTTGAGCGTGATGCGCTCGCGGCACCGGACGCCCCGATACATGAACGTGATTTCGATGCTCGTATCGGAGACCGCCCGAACTCCCCGCCCGTCTCTACCCATGACTCGTACCCTTCCATGTCAATGAGCGTCCGGCCATCCGGAGCTCTGTACCAGATTTCGCCAAGCCGCCAAATTCCATCACGGATTTTCGAGCGGATATCAGGGGCCGTTTCTGTTCCCTGGCCGCTCCGGTGCAGCCATCAGCGCAACGTTGGCCAGCACCCTGTTCTCTGGTTTGGCCAGGGGTGAATGGTCCAGCCATGACCTGCGCAAAGTGGCCCGTACAGCGTGGGCCGATCTGGGCGTTGACTACATGGTCGGTGAGATGTTGCTCAACCACGCCATGAAAGACCTCGACGCGACTTACATCCATACCGCCGCCGAGGGCCTGAAACGCCAGGCACTGGAGGCGTGGCACAACTACCTCGAACAGCACGGGCTGACCCCTTTGCTCGGTGAGACATATGCAGGACACGAAAACATGAAACCTACCCCAAAGGCCACGGACATTAAGGCGCTCAGCGATTCTCAGTATCCATCCCAAGGGAGGAAGCATAACGAAAAAGCGACCGCCCAGACCCCAATCGGAGGTGGTGATGAGTAAGGTCGCGATAGCAGTACCCCGCAGAATGCTGGCGGACTTCTCCCCAACCGTTTATCAGAGCGTCATGTCGGCAATCGTTCGCGTCCTGGCGACTGACAACATCGACAATAGTGCCAAGCAGAGCTGGCAGAAGCTCATCGACTCCGGCGGGAGGGCGGGCGGTTCAAGGGCTCTGCTGTCAGCACGTGACCAGTTCGATTACGACTGCTGCCTGCACGCTCTGCTGCACCGGGAGTTGAGCAAGGCCCATTGGGATCTGCTGGTGGGCAAGTTCTCTACCAGCAAGGGCAACCGCGTCGGTGCGATATCCAGGACGGTCTATCGCATCAGCTCGCCAGCGCCGGCCCTATTCGTCTACAAGGCCACCACTGTGTGGTTTATCCCCAAGATGAAGGGGGTGCAGGGTAAGCGATCCAGCGACGTCGCAATTCTTCCTGCAGAGTTCTACGACATGAACACCTGGGATACAGAAGCCAGGCCATCCTCAACGAGAGGCCGCTGGAGGCTCGGGATTCACAAGTGCCTGGAAGCGATGCAGGAGGGGGCAGTGGTCCATGTGACGGAGATTCTGGACCGTGAACAGCTGTTATGTGATGGCGCTTGACAATCATGGGCAAATGGTTGAAATTGTCATCCATCATATGATCTCTGCGCGTTAAGAGAATCGAACGAAAAAGCCCGGCTCTTGTGCTGGGCTTTTTGTTGGTCAACGATTCATTTCTATTTTAAGATTTAGCGCTCGGCTTCGGCAGTTCGATTTGCATTGCTTGTATGGAGTAGTGGATGACATCCGAACTCGTCAGGCAGCCAAGCCTACCAAAGTTTTCCAAGTGGCTGATTAGTGATATGACGGCCTCTTGTTCGCCAGCAACCGCGCGTATGCAAAGATTTTCTAGAATTTTCAGCGCAAGCTCAGGATTTTCCAGCGTTTTTTCATTGAAGCTATCCGCAATGCTCAGTAAGAGTTCATAAGTTTCAGTGCTTATCTGATGAATTCTTTCAAGCGCGATACGTTGCTGTGGCGTGATTTCCAATGGCAAAATGGCACTCCCTTGCGAGGTATTGGTGGGCGACTGCGTGAGGCGTTACATCTTGCTAGACGTTCATTTGCGATTTGAACTTTGATCGCGTCTTGCGGTCAACTAGTTCGAGACGCGTGGTGCGCTATTGCGCGAAAGCTATAATGAAATAGGAGCCCATCACGATAAACCCGGAAGAGCACGTCCTTACCGAGGAGCAGCTTCATCAGCTCAAGCATGATCGAGCGCGGACACACTCGTTAGAAAGTTTGGAGCTTGAGACAGCTATGAACGCATGCGTGGATGAATTCTGTCCAACGCCAGCGTCCGATGCTCAATGTTAGAAGGGCTAAGAAAGCAAATTTTGCGATGATGGCCGCTCGTGAATATCTGAATCAAGCGAGTAGATCGTGTGGCCGAGTAGATCGTGTGGCTATGATGCTGCCCTCTTAGAGACGCTTCCAACACCAAGACATGAAAAATAGCGCCCCGGCATTTGCTGGGGCGTTTTCGTTTTAAACAGATCCCGAAAGGGTTGAGACTGGATGCGCGCCATGCCCGACAAACCAGATACGTGGGCCAGGATCGTGGCGGCCATTTCAAATCCACTGTGGCAGGGCATGATTATGGCCATCGTCGTCTCTCTACTTCGCATCCTCTATGACGCCAAAGAAACCAGCAAGCGCCGGATTTTCTTTGAAGCGTTGATCTGCGGTGCGTTGAGCCTGGTGGCATCAAGCCTGATTGAATGGATGGCTTGGCCGCCCAGCCTGTCAGTCGCTGCCGGTGGCACCATCGGCTTTCTCGGCGTAACAGCCATTCGCGAGCTGGTGACCCGGTTCATTGGCCGCAAGGTGGATTCCGTATGAAGGCTATCGCCGCTGCAATCATCATTGGCTTGGTGGGCCTGCTGTTGGTCGGTATTCAGCAGTACCGCGTCCTCGCGCTGGAAGGGCAGGTGACGCTGCAAATGAAGACTGCCAAGGATGCGGCCGACGCCAACACCGAAAGCCGGAAGACAATCACCACGCTCCAGGCCGAGGTAAAGCGCAATGCCAACTACACGGCCGATCTGCAGCAGCGCCTCAAGGCCAGCGAAGACAAGGCCCGACAAGCGAGGAAAGACTTTGAAGACCTCAAGCGTAAGAGCCCGGCTGTTCGTAAGTGGGCTGATCAGCCTTTGCCTAACGGCCTGCGCGGCAAGCCCGCGCCCAGTAGTGGTAAAGACATGAGTGCAAAGGATGCTAATGCCGTCTTGGCGCATGACCTAATTCAACTTGATTAAGTCAGGCTACATGATTTTTTAGTCAAGCTTAAAGTGTGAACTTTCTCACCATGCCGTCGAGGTCGACGGCCAAACCTGACATTTTCTTACTTGCGCTCATTATGTGGTGCGTACCTTTTTCAGTTTCGCCAGATAGGTCTCGAATGCTTATTAAGTTGCGGTCCACCTCCCTTGCTACATAGGCCTGTTCCTCTGAGGCTGTAGCAATTTGCATGTTGCGCTCCTCAATAAGTTGTACGGCGTCCATAATTTCTTGTAATGCTTTACCCGCTTCCTGAGCTATGTAATATGTAGCATGCGCCTGAGATGTACTTGTTTGCATCGAGCTCACAGCGCCCTTAGTACCTTCTTGGATAGCAATGATCATGCTTTCGATTTTTTTAGTCGATTCCTGGGTGCGTTGGGATAGCGCACGAACCTCATCAGCTACAACAGCAAAGCCTCTGCCTTGCTCTCCAGCTCTTGCTGCCTCAATGGCAGCGTTCAATGCAAGCAGGTTGGTTTGACCGGCGATCGCTTGAATGACGCTGACGACTTCAGCAATATTCTGGGCCTGGTCCGCAACATCTTGTACTTGTTCTGAGGTACTTTCCACCTGAGAAGTGAGTTGCTTCATAGCGTCCAGTGTCTGAGTCACCTTACTATTTCCAAGTTTTGCCGCGTGACTCGATTCGCGTGCCGACTCGGATGTGGATGTTGCATTCCGGGCCACCTCTTCAACGGCAGCGCTCATCTGTGTAACGGCCGTGGCTGCTTGATCGATTTGGCCGTTTTGCTGTTCTTGAGTTAAACCAGCTTTGTCGGTGACTGTTTGCATCTGCGTGGCTGACGATGTCAGTTCAACAGAAGAATTCACGATACCCTGAATCGTCTGCCTAAGATTTTCTTGCATTTGTTTGAGGGCTTGCATCAAACCGGCGGCTTCATCTTTTCCAGACACGATGATGGAGCGATTCAATTCACCTCTAGCTATCGCCTCAGCGACACCCAGGCAATCTCCTATGGGGCTAGACATGCTTTTTGTAAGTCTCCAAGCAAGTAAAACTGTGACCAAAAGGGAAATGATGACTATAAAAAACATGACTTTAAGGCTGTGCCCGTATACGACAGCAGAGTGCTTACCAGATTTTTTCACTCCATCGGAGTTTACATCGCGCAGGGCTGTAAGTTTAATCTGGTAGTTTTTGGCGTTATCTGCTTGCGGACCATTGGCGTACTCAATAGCAGCACCCCGATCTGCTCGGGCGAGTCCAACCAAATGGTCTAACCCGTCAAGGTATTGCTTCATCAGGGTGGAAGCTTCTTCAAATCGTGCTTTTTCTTGTTCTCCAGAAATTAAATATTGTCTGTAGTAATCTGTGAGCGTATTGAGTTCATCACGATTTCTTTTTATTGCCTCTGCTGTAGTGTCGAACACTTCGGAGTCTGTCGAGGCAAGTAAGCGGATGCCTTCCAGTCGAGTATGAAGCAATGCTATCTGAATGTCGTCCGCCTTTTGAATGCTAGGTAACCAGTCGTTCTCGAGAGTCTGTTGAGTCGACCTAAGGTCGCGTATTTGCTCGAAGGCAAAGGCGCCCAGCAATAGTACGAAAACCGTAATAATAGAAAAGGCAATAGCTGCCCTAGGAGCTATGCGAAAGGATCTAAAGTTCATGAAATCGTCCCTGGTTAAAGTACTGTGAGTTGGGCTTTACGAATATATCTGCCAGATCGGCTTAAACTTGAGCGACAATCCATGACAAACACGTTTAAAGGTCGCAGCCCTCCCCTCGTTTCGCAGCCTTTGCGGCGCCCTTTGTTCCATCGGATTGCTCAGGGGCTGAAGGGCCGTTTTTTTAGCCACAAAAGACCGTTGATACGCTCAGAGTCAACAGAAAGACTGATTTTGCCTGGACTCCTCAGCCTCTGCCTAACGGCCTGTGCGGCAAGTCCGCAGCCAGTGGCGGTAAAGACGACATCGGTAAGACTGGAAGCGCCGGAAATGGTCCCGTGTGAGCGGGTAAGTGAAAGCGACGACGAGCTAGCCCTGAATGGCGATCTTTGGGCGTTGAAAAATCGCGCCATCAACCTGCTGGATACCTGTGCTGACCAGGTGGATGCGCAGATACAACGTAGCAAATCAAAGTGATATTCCAAGGAAGCAAACGCTTAAAAAATCGAACGTCCATTCGAATTTACCAAGCATAATACGGGCTGCGAATTTTCGGCCAATTTAGTGTCCAGAATGGATAGCTCATATAAACGGGTCATGCATTCGTGCTGCGCAACTAATGAGTGATTAATTTTTTCCAAAAGATCAACAACTACCGGATCTTCTGAAGCGTATATTGCCTTCAGCTTTAGGATGGTGTCTGAGAGTAATTGATGGTTATTAATTATTTGGTTCAAGTCGGGCATGGCTCCTCCTGAGCAATCTTGCCAAGCTTCAAAAATCTTATATCGGCGCAGAATCTCTCGGCTTGAGCGGTTGTCAAGGAATCCAGCCGAACGGTATCAATCTGACCGCAAACAGTTTTCTTGCGGGTTTTGGTGTCGAGATGCATTGGGTGTGCCTTTCGGCGTTAGTAGTTTAAGAAGTGGGGCAAGGTGGCATATGAACGAGTACGGCAACTCTTTGCTAAGCATTCAGGAGCAGGGATAACACATGGCGCGGCTCAAGACGCTTGGCAATCGAGTGGCTACGCAAGGTGACAGGGTGAGTACCGCGCCGCCAGCTACTTGGCGAGCGGGAAAGACCACAGCGAACCAGCGAGGTTACAACTATGCATGGCAGCAAGCACGGTTGGTCCATCTGGCTGCGCAACCTCTATGCGTGTACTGCGATCGGGCTGGCTTAGTCGTCGCAGCATCGGTGGTTGACCACATCGTCGCCCACAACGGTGATCAGTCCCTGTTCTGGGCACGATCCAACTGGCAATCCCTCTGCAAGACCTGCCACAACAGCGTGAAACAGCGCGAAGAGGCGAAAACTCGGTCGTTTTGACCGGATTTGGCGTGATTTGCACGATTTTGGTGCGAAATCAGGCGTTTTGGTGGGGGGGGCAAAAATATGGGGTTTTTCGATCACTAGACCGCCCTCGACCGCACGTACAGATTTTTTTCCCTTCAGGATTTTTTGTTAATGGCCCTCACCCCTAAAAAACGCGCATTTGTCGATGCGGTCAGGGGAGGTGCGTCCAATAAAGACGCAGCCATAGCCGCAGGATACGCGGCTTCCAGCGCCGCGCAGGCGGGGCGAGGCTGGCGAAAGACCCGTTCGTGATCGCCGCCTTAACAGGTGCGGCAGTTAACAAAAAAGTTAACAAATTTGTTAAAGGCAGCCCCCCTGCATCTGCGACACCCGCCGCACCTGTCGGGGAGCATGGCGAGGCTGAAGTAAAGCCAGACGAGGGGTTCGATCTATCGAGGGCTGTGCGCTTCTCCGATCCGAAAGACTTTCTGCTGGCGACGATGAACGACTTTGAGACTGACCCGAAACTGCGAGTCGACGCCGGTAAGGCTCTGTTGCCATTTTTTCACCCGCGAAAGGGCGAGAGCGGCAAGAAGGAGACGGCCAAGGACAAGGCCGCAGGCGCAGCTCAAGGCAAGTTCGGCGTGCGTAAAGGCCCGCTGTCGGTGGTGAAATAATGGAATGGTCAACCGTAGTCGCTCGGTCAAGAATAAGTCGGACGGCTCCACGTTTTTCGGCAAGTACCCGAGCATACCTGCGCTGCCGGCTCATCCGTGGTTGCGGCCTTCGCTGGACGTGAACCGGGAGGTGGTGATGGCAGACATGGGCGCTATCACGGTCCGCGTCATCACCACTCACTGATTCAACATCTGCCGCTTCGCGGCTTTATCCAATGTGCCTTTTGGAGGAATTTCCATGGCCGACGACAATTTGAACACCGCTGCAGGCTGCCGACTTAGCCTCGGCACCAAAACCGGCGCCGATACCGAAGCCGATTACAAACAGGACGTTTACGTCGAGGTCGGCGAAATCGAAGACCTGGGCGAATTTGGCGATACCTTCAGTTCGGTGACCTTCACGTCGCTGAAGGATGGCCGCGTGCGCAAGTACAAGGGCACTGCTGACGCTGGCGACATGACGCTGACTGTCGGCCTGGACAACGGCGACGCGGGTCAAAAGGCCGTGAAGGTTGCCCACAAGGACCGCTCCAAGGGCGATTACAACATCAAGGTCACGCTGAACGACGGTGACGCGACAGCAACGCCTGCCGTGCTGCCGACCACCTTCTACTTCCGCGTGAAGGTGATGAACAACACCGTTGCGCCTGGCGCAGCTGACAACGTTGTGCGCCGCAACATCACCATGGGCATCAACTCCGATGTCATCGAAATTGCTGCCGGCCCTGCCGCCTGATCGGGTGAACCATGAGCAAGACATTGCACGGCAACATCGATCTTGTCATTGGCGGGACCACCTATCAATTGCGGCCAACCCTGGCTGCCGTCCGTTCTATCGAGGCGCGTTTCGGCGGACTCCGAGGCGCAGCCGAAACTCTGCATCAGGTCAGCGTGGACGGTGCCGCGCTGATCATCGCTGCCGGTGCCAACCTGACTGAAAAGCAGACGGAAGGCTTGGCAGAGGCGGTATGGCAGGCGGGCGTAGCAGACATGACCCCGCAGCTGAACGATTACCTGGCAGCCCTGTACAACCCGCGCGGTGGCGAGCCGGGAAAGGAGCAGCCGACGGAGTCAGCGCCGTAGAGGCGGGGAGCTACGTCGATCGGCTTTACGCGGTGGCCACCGGCTGGCTCGGTTGGTCACCGCAAGTGGCTTGGCATACCTCGCTGCCTGAACTGTTCCTCGCGATGGACGCGAAGATCGAGTGGGCACGCATGACCAGCCCTTTCCCCAGCAGCACCCAGCCCAGCCCCCAATCCAAACCCAAACCGACGACTGTCGCGCAGAAGCTGCGCATGGCGCTCACCGGCAAGGGCAGCACATAACGTTTTTCCGGAGTTCCTTACGTGGCCGATACCGACGTCCAAGGCATGCTTGTCCGCATTGAAGCCACCACGGCGCAGCTGCGCCAGGAGCTGACCCGCTCGGAAGGCTCGGTGTCGAGCACAGCTCATAACATCGATCAAAGCCTGGGCCGGATCGACAACGCTTTCGACCGAGTGAACGCCAGCGCCCAGACCGTGGGCCGTGCGGTCACATCAGCATTCGATCAGATCGGCGCCGGTAACCTGGCCGCTGCTGGTTCGATCGCTGGGTTGGTGGCGCTGACGACCAGCACCATTGATTACGCGAAAGAGGTGAAGAACCTTTCCGCGCTATCGAACACCACGGTCGAAGACTTCCAGCGCATGGCCTTTGGTGCAAAAACTGTCGGCATTGAGCAGGACAAACTGGGCGATATCCTGAAAGACACCAACGACCGCGTCGGAGAATTCCTGCAGCGTGGCGGCGGCGAGATGGCTGATTTCTTCAAAGAGATTGCGCCAAGGGTGGGGGTGGCAAGGGAGCAATTTGCCAATCTGTCCGGGCCCCAGGCTTTGCAGCTGTATTACACATCTCTTGAAAAAGCCGGAGCGAACCAGCAGCAGCTCACGACCTTCATGGAGGCAATGGGTGACGAATCAACGGCGCTTATTCCGTTGTTGCGAAACAACGGCAAAGGCTTCAAGGATTGGGGTGATCAGGCAGATCGCACGGGCAACATCATTTCTGAATTCAACATCAACCGTCTCGTCGCCGCGGGGCAGGCTATTTCGGGCTTGAAAGCAACCTTTTCTGGGGCGGCCAACCAGATCACTATCGGCCTGCTGCCAGGTATCGAGAGCATCAGCAAGTCTCTACAGGGCTTGCGCGACAACGGTGGCGCTCAGCGCCTGGGCGAGACGATCAGTTTTCTGGCCGAGAACGTAGATGTGCTGGTCGCAGCGCTGGGCGGCAAGATGGCGGCGGCTTTTGCCAAGTTCGCCATCGATGCGGTCACATCGTCTGCGACGGCTACCAAGGCAATGCTCAACCGCGCATTCACTTCCATTCTGTCGAACTCACAACAAATCATTGGCTACCCCGGCGCGTACTGGATATGCACGATGACCTTCGGCGTGCTGTTTGATGAGGACGAGCGGCAGCTCACCTCGCTGATCGGGAAGCTGCAGGGCATGTATGGGACTGTGAATATTCCCGCTATCACCCGTACCCGAGTCGACGATATTGGTGATGCGGTAGTGGTGTCAGGGTTTTCCCAAGCCACGTTTATGACCATCGGCGGCGTGATACCCAGCGCCAAGGTGTTTTCAATGGGTGACTACATCACTGTTGGCGGTGAAATGTTCGAGGTGATAGAGGATGCCAGTTCGACCGCGGAGGGCAGGGTGCAGGTTTCGCTCAACAAGCGCATCAGAAAAACGCTGACCGTGGGCGCGCACGTTGAATATCGCAACCCCTACTCGGAGATGCGCCGTTTAGACGACACCCACCAGGTGGTTCAGGATCCGTTGGTATCCAACAGCGCCTTGCAATTCAGGGAGGCGTTCTAATGCCCTCAGCATTTCCTTTCAGTCAACGCGTGGTGGATATCATCGCCACCGGCAAATTCATGCCGGTCTATGCCGTGCAGCTGGACTTCGCCGACGGCATGGTTTTCGCTCATACCGGAACCGGTGAGCTGGTCGTCGACGGTATCACCTACGAAGGCGTGGGCAATTTCGGTCAGGTCAGCCAGTCGAAAGAGAGTGACAACTCAGGTTCGCCAATGTCGGTCGACCTGACGTTGAGCGGGCTGGACTCCTACATCCTGTCCGAAACGAACGTGCGCGGTTGCCGGGGCCGAATGGCCAAGGTCATCTTCGTGGTGTTCGACGAGTCCGGCAACTACGCCGCCGACATCCTGTTTTCCGGGCGCATGGACGCCGCCAAGTTCTCGTTCGCGGGCAATGGCCAGGACGGCAACACCATCACCGTGCCGGTCATCGACCGCATGGCCGAATGGAGCCGAACCGGCACCGAGCGCTGGACGGACGAAAACCACCGCGCCCGGCACCAGGGCGACCGGTTCTTCTACGCAATCGCGCAAATGTCCGAATGGCCCATCTATTGGGGGTCTGCCAAGGATGCGCCGACCTTCACCTACGGAAATTAGCTATGCGCCATCGAGACTGGACCACGCGTCTGCACGAAGTAATCAAGGCTGCCCAAGGGCGGCCTTTTTTGTGGGGTGAATTTGACTGTTGCCTGTTCGCCGCCGACTGCTCGAGCGCCGTGTGCGGTGTCGATCCTGCAGAGCAATACCGAGGCACCTACAAGACCGAGGCGGGCGCCAAGCGAGCGCTGAAGAAGCGTCACGGCAGCCTGGAAGCTGCATGGGATGCGTGCTTTGCAAGGGTTGCGGTTCCGTTCATCCAGCGCGGCGACGTCGTGATGTACGAAGCACCGGCAGGTCGCAGCATGGCCGTGTTCTGGGCGGGTGATTACTGGGCAACGACCGATGACGGCGTTGCCCGAGTTGTGTGTGAGCCGCTCGCGGCGTGGAGGGTTGAATAATGGGCAGTGGCGTTAAAAAACTAGCCCAGGTCGCGGTTGGTGCAATAGTTGGTTTTGCTCAGGGCGGCCCATGGGGCGCGGCGGTGGGCGCTGGCCTTGCCTTCTACGCGGCATCACAGCAGGAGAAGCTCAACACCAAATCCCCTTTGCGCGACAACGAGCCCTCCGCCCAGACCGTACGCTCGTCGAAGGCCCCGGTTCGTTTCATCCTCGGTCGTGTATCCACCGGTGGCGTGCTGGTCTGGGCGCAGGAGCAGTCTGGCACCGCAACCGAGGGCGAGCAGCTGCACCTGGTCTACGTGCTGTGCGAGGGCGCGGTAGCGGTCGTTTACCGAACCTGGACCGTTGCCGTCGATCAACTCGATTTTTTCCAGCACCTTCTGGCCGAGTTCGGTTTCGGTGATCTTCCCGGCTAGAGCTGCCAGGTAAGCCGACACGTCGTTCGACGTTGAAGCTGGCACATAGAGGAAAGCACTCTTCCCGTATGCATTGGACGATCGGATGAAATAGTAATAGTTGGTGTAAAACGCCAGGCCGTTGTGAGTGAACGACAAGCCCTGCCCAAGATACTCGGCCGTGCCTGATGTTGCCTTCGGATTGGTGCTGAAAAAATACTCGTAGGTGCCGCCGTTCAGCGCGTGATTCGGGTTTTGAGGAATCAGCACGATGCTGTCGAGCGAGGACTGCACTACGCACGATTCCGGTATTGGCGGCCCCTGAATGCTCACCGATATCGTCGCCTCGCCGGACCTGGCCATAGGCCCCAGAGCAGCCACACTCATTGTGTACGCACCCGACGGCAGACCGTTGATAGCCAGCGTGTTGGCAGTGGCAGGTACAGAGCGCGACTGCACGGCATTTGCGCCTTGGCGAACCGTGACTACATAGGAGGTGACGATGCCCTGCGGTGGGACCCACGACAGCACGCCCTGCACCACCTCAGCAACATCGCCAGCCGCCCACGCAAGCCCGGAGGGCGACCCAAGCCCGCCGCTTGGCAGGTTGATGAAGCCCAGCGGGTTATAAGGCTGGCCCACGGCGTCATCAAAGATTGCCGCCTCGTATTGCTTGACCTGGACAGTGCAGCCTTCGTTATCACCCATCGACCAGTCAGAGACGATGAACTCGCCAAAGATGTTCAGCGATGGCAGGTTGACGAGGACTACGCGGCCGGGCCGGCAGTTGTAGCCTGAAAAGTTCATCGGCAGGCTGATCGCCCCGCCTGCCCGGCGTTGGCGTAACGCGATGTTTGCCAAGCGCTGAGGCTGGTACGCGTCGTCCACATACGGGAACGTCATCGTTTCGGCAGCCTCGCCGCCGTCCTCAAGAATCCATTCGGAAACGCTGACCTCTGGGTAATCCGTCTCGGTCCAGGACTGCTCTGGGTCGATGAACGTGCCGCGCACCGTGTTGATGGCGGAATCGTTGGTCGATTCGGTGCTGCCGGACACGGTACCGATGATCATGTCTTCGGTGATCTCGAAGTCATAGGGGCCGTAATAGGCACCAGCCTGAAGCATCCAGCGCCCGCCGACTCGGATCAGCTTTCCGGCGCACGACGCTTCCAGCTTCTGCAGTACGCCCGGGCGCTGCTCGTCGGCACCGATCACGCATGAGGTGCGGTAGCGCTGGCTGACCGAGCCGTCGGCATTGGTAACGGCCTCGTCGCTCACGTTGGCCGCACTCGCGAAGGTCTCAAAAACGATCTCATCGTCCGGCACGTTGCAGCGGTTGCGTAGGAACCAGAGGATGTGCAGCGCCGTATTCTCGGTGTAGCCATTGTTGCCGGTGCGCGGGTCGTAAATGTCGTTTCGCCCTCGTAGCACAGCGCGCATTTCCGGAATTCCCGACGGGAATTTCTCAGCGCTGTACTTCAGAGTGATTCGCAGGAACGACAGGCCTCGCCCGATCTGGCTATCTTTCCAGTCGGGACAGTTGGCCTTCAGAAACGGGTTAACTTCTGTCGGATTGACGATCAGTTCATAGCTGGCGAACTCACCGTATGTGCTGATTTCCTCTTCGCCAAGGTAGATATTTTCAATCCCGTCTTGGCCGCCGCAAAATCTGTACTAGCCGAGCAGATCTCTGACGTTGACGATGCGCTGGGCACTGTCAGGGCGGAGCTGCAGCAGCAGATCGATAGCATCGCTGACCTTGCCGATTCCATGCCCTACAAACCGGGAGATACTTACTCGGCCGGGCAGGGCGTACTGGGCTCGGACGGCATCATCTACCAGGCCACGCAGAACGTACCGGTCAACACGCCGCCGCCGAACACCACCTACTGGCTGAACGTTGGCCAAGCGGTAGCCACGGCTGTGGGGTTGGCGTCTCGGGTGCAGACCGTAGAAACAAAGGTCACGTCCATTGAGGGCGTCAGCAGCGCTCAAGCCAAGCAGATCACAGGGTTGCAATCGTCTCTGGACGGCAAGGCCTCGGCCAGCAGTGTGCAATCCCTCGGCAATCGTGTCACAGACGCCGAGGGGAAACTCTCGAGCCAAGGCTCGGCCATCACGGGAATCAACACCGAACTGGCAGGTAAAGCTAGCAGCGCCACGGTGCAGGCGCTGGGTAACACAGTCACGCAGCAAGGCCAGGACATAAAGGCGCAAGGCCAGGCCATCACAAGCGTTACGGCGAGCCTCGGAAACTCGGGCGGGCAGAACCTGTTTTTCAATCCGGCGTTTACCAAGGAAAGTGCAGTCGCCGGCGTAGCGGAAGGTTGGCAAATCGACGTCGGTACGGGCGGCACGCACATCGCTTCCTTGGTGCCGTCATGGCTGGTAAGTACCGAGAAAGCCCAGCGTATCGACGTTTCCGACCTTAACCAGGCTGCTGGTTATCGCAGCATTAGAATCGTCAGCGCAAGTTATCGGCCAAAGGTCACTGCGGGTAATTCTGTGGTTGCTTCGTGCAACGTGCGAGCAACTGCAGGGCTGGTGTTCGCGGTCTTCATTCAAGGGGTTAATGCCGCTGGTATCAGTTGAGCATTCCGCCCGCGACGATCCGCTACGTGCCAACTGGTGGCGCTGCATTTGAGGTATACGCATGAGCCTTCTGGTCAATCCGGTTCCGCGCCGCCAACCGATCCGGCGTGGTCTGGGCCTGCTCGGCGACAGCTTCTCGGGCAACTGCCATACCATCGCCGCGACAGCATTCGGCACCGAGGCCTACGGCTATGCGGCCTGGATCGCGGCGCGCACCGGGCTGTTTCCCAGCTACGTCGACAACCAGGGCAAGCTCGGCGACCACACCGGGCAGTTTCTCGCCCGGCTGCCGGCCTGCATTGCGTCGTCCACTGCCGACCTCTGGCTGCTGCTGTCGCGCACGAACGACAGCACCACGGCTGGAATGAGCCTGGCGGACACGAAGGCCAACGTGATGAAGATCGTCACCGCGTTCCTGAACACGCCTGGCAAGCATCTGATCGTGGGGACCGGTACGCCGCGCTTCGGTAGCAGGGCGCTGACCGGTCAGGCGCTGGCCGATGCCATTGCTTACAAAGACTGGGTGCTGAGCTACGTCAGCCAGTTCGTGCTGGTGGTGAACATCTGGGACGGCTTCACCCAGGCCATGACCGTCGACGACCTGCACCCAAACCTGATCGGCGCCGACTTCATCCAGTCCCGGTGCGTACCGGTGATCAACGCCAATTTTGAGTTCTTCGGCGTGCCGTTGCCCACGGATGCGGCCGATCTGTATTCGGCCATCCGTCCGTTTGGCTGTCTGAATGCCAACCCGTTGATGACCGGGACCACGGGCACCCTGGCGGCATCGGTCAACCCGGTGGCCGGGTCTGTGCTGGCCGATAGCTACAAGGCCACGGGCTCAGGCCTGACCGGCGTCACCACCAGGTGGTACAAGGAGGCCGCCGCATACGGCGAGGCGCAGTGCATTGAGCTGGGCGGCAACATGACGGCGGCAGGCGGCTACCTGTACCTGCAGCAATCGGCCAACCTGACGCTGACCAACCTGGCAGCCGGCGACGTGATCGAGATGGTTTCGGCGCCAGAGATCGTCGGCACTACCCGGGGCATTCTCGGCTGGGAGGCCGAGCTGATCATCACCAAGCCGGTCAGCGGCACATCGACCATTTTCTATTACCGATCAATGGACAAGTACCAGGAGCCGTTCACGCTGCCGGCGAACTGGAAAGGGGCGCTCGAGACCCAGCGCTATACGTACGACATGACCGAGACGGTGATCACCAGCCGGATGGGGTTGTACTTGGCCACCGGCATCGCCCTCGACTCGATGGTGAAGGTCAGCCAGTACGGGGTTCGTAAGATTTGATGTACGAGATCGCTTTCTGATAGTCGGCGTCATCTATCCAGTTGCACTCATCAATGCTTAACAGGCCCCTGGATCTTGCCATATTGGTGAGGTGTGAGTGGAGAACGTATAGGGCCGACAGCTTCCAGCGATAGTCCTGCACGTCTGCTTTCATGTTGTCGCGCTCGAGGCTCAGTGCGTCGTTCATCGTGACCAGGGTCGCAATCCGCTGCCCTTCCTCGCAACTAGCGAGGTAGATCAACTGTTGCCGTACAAGTAGGTATCTGCCTCCGCCATGCAACGTGACTTCGTCCTATGCCTATGCAGTCCAGTGGTCGCATTGATTCAAGTTAGCTCCTACCAGGCCGATGACTCGGATGCATTCCTCCTAAAATTACTGTCGAGTACCGTCCATGCCCTGGCTGACACGTCTCAAACTGAAGCCCAAGCTGCTGATTGCATTTGGTTTGTGCGCATTGATCACCGTAGTCGTGGCGGCCCTTGGCCAGTCGGGTATTGCCAAGCTGTACGGGCAAACGCAGGACATCGTTAGCAATAACCTGGTCTCAATACAGAAAACTGACTTGATCAAGGCAAATGCTATTGCCACCAATCGTGATTTTTTCAAGGCTATTGTACTGACCGCTGCGAATGCCAGCACAGATGATATCAATGCTGTCATCCAGTCTTATCGCGATAATCAATCCGAAGCTCAAACCTCATTCAAGACTTATAGGTCTACGCCCTTGGAGCCTGATGAACGCGCGGCCGGCGATGATTTTGAACGTGATTGGCATGCTTACATCGCGGCGATGGACTCTGGTTTTGCGGCACTCAAAAACGGTGATGTAGGGCTGGCCAGAAAGATCGCTGTCGACAGCGTCACGCCCGCGTATAAGAAAGTTGTCAGCGAAATAAAAATCATGACCGAGTCAAATGCTCGTCAGGCTACCGAAACGACTCACGCCGCAGCGAGCACCAACGTGCAGGTAACTTGGATCCTGATTATTGGATGCGTGATCGCCATTGTTTGCGCGGTCGCGCTCGGGATGATGGTAACGGCCATGATTACCCGTCCCATTTATCGGTCTGTGGAAGGCGCTGGCCGGGTCGCAAAGGGCGATTTGACTTACCCTATCGAAGTGCGAGGCGCTGATGAAACGGGACAGCTCTTGCAATCGCTCTCTGACATGCAAACCAACCTTAAAGGCACGGTGCAGCAGATTGCCAGTGCATCAGATCAACTGGCCTCTGCAGCTGAGGAACTGACGGCGGTCACCGAGAACAGTACGCGCGGGCTGGTGACACAAAACGACGAAATCCAGCAAGCGGCTACCGCGGTCAATGAGATGACTGCTGCCGTTGAGGAAGTTGCGCGTAATGCAGCCAGCACTTCGCAGATATCCAGTCAGACCGCTGAAGACGCCTCAAAGGGCCAGAAACAGGTGCAGCAGGCCGTGACCGCGATCAACACTGTCACTGCGGAAATCACGGACTCCACCCAGCGCGTAGAGGCGTTGGCTGGACAGATCTATGACATCACCAAGGTTCTGGATGTCATTCGTGGCATTGCCGAGCAGACCAACCTGCTCGCCCTGAACGCTGCGATCGAGGCCGCGAGGGCGGGTGAGCAAGGCCGAGGTTTCGCAGTTGTGGCCGATGAAGTTCGCGCATTGGCCCATCGTACCCAATCTTCAACAGGTGAAATTGAAGCCATGATCGATCGGGTTCGTAACGGAGCCGACGAAGCTGTGCAGGCTATGGGTAAAAGTCGAGCTCTTGTGCAAAACACCCAATCGTTAGCAACAGAAGCAGGACTAGCGCTTGAACGAATCAGTCAAGGCGTTAACCAGATCAACGAGCGCAACTTGGTGATTGCCAGCGCTGCAGAAGAGCAGGCTCAGGTAGCCCGTGAAGTAGACCGCAACCTGGTGAACATCCAGGATTTGTCTACGCAGACGGCCGCAGGGGCCAACCAAACCAGCGCATCGAGTCAAGAGTTATCCCGGCTGGCCATGTCGTTTAACACGCTGGTTGGGCAGTTCAAGCTTTAG